AAATAAATTCAAACAGTTCCCTGCATATTCTGGGCGGTCAGGTCGTGGATCTCGCGGATGGTTCATTTATCCAACCCTTCGCAGAATTCAGCCTGAATTGATTAATAAGTGGGAAGAAAGTTTCAATCGCATTATTAAGGAATGGATCTAATGGCAACCGGTAATAGAACCTTAAAGTTATCAATCCTCGCCGATGTTGATGATCTAAAAAAGAAGTTAGGTGAAGCCGACAAGGCTGTTGAAACTAACTCAAGTCGAATTGCAGATTTTGGAAAGAAGGCTGCTGCTGCATTTGCCGTAGCTGCTGCCGCTGCCGTTGCCTATGGCACTAAATTAGCCGTTGATGGGGTCAAGGCTGCAATAGAGGATGAGCAAGCACAGTTAAGGTTAGCCAACGCGTTAAGACAAGCCACAGGGGCTACTGATGCCCAAATAGCGGCAACTGAGGACATGATCCTTCAGACTAGCCTTGCAACTGGCGTTGCCGATGACCAATTAAGACCGGCATTACAGAGATTAGCAGTATCTACAAAATCAACTGAGGAAGCCCAAAAATTATTAACCCTTGCTTTAGATATTAGCAAAGCATCAGGTAAAGATTTAGAAACTGTCACAAATGCTTTAGGTAGAGCACAGGATGGAAATGTTACTTCACTTGGTCGATTAGGTCTTGGCTTATCAAAGGCTGAATTATCAACTCTTACATTTACTGAGGTTCAACAGAAACTTGCTGATCTTTATGGTGGCGCAGCAGCTACAAATGCTGAAACCTTTCAAGGCAAGATCGATCGCTTAAAAGTAGGATTTGATGAAGCTAAAGAATCACTTGGCACAGCCTTACTTCCTGAAATTGAAAAATTTATTGGATATTTGAATGAAACAGGTATTCCAACGCTTAATGGATTTATTGCTGGATTAACTGGAGATAAAGGACTAAGTGCATCATTAACTGAAACTCAAAAAGGTGCGGAAACTTTTGGCAAAACAATTGCAGGAGTTATTGGTATAGTTCAAGGATTTATAACATTCTTGCGTGAGGCAATTGGCTTGGTAGTATCTTTAGCCAATGAATTAATTAGAGTTGTAAATATCATTCCTGGTGTTAATGTGGGTTCAATTCCTAACCCAGCCCCTTCAGCCGGTAGATCATCATTACCAAGCGTACCAACTCCAAGCGGATCAACTTTTGGCGGTCGTGGCATGGGTCAAATCAATAACATTACAGTAAATGCAATTGATGGCGAAGGTGCTGCAAGGGCTGTTGCAAGAACCTTAAATAGTCAAGCAGCTAGAAGCACGACTGCTCTTAGGGATAGATAATGTCAGCGTTTACTCCTGACTGGAAGTTAATTGTCAGCGGTGTTGATTATACTGACATAGCAATATCAGATGTTCAGCATACTGCTGGGCGAACAGACATTTATCAGCAGCCACTCCCTTCATATTGTCAAATAACTTTTATTGCTTTATCAGGTCAAACTTTACCTTTTGACATAAATGATAGTTTTGATTTGCAGGTAAAAGACTCAACCGGATCTTATGTAAGTTTGTTTGGTGGAGATATAACAGATGTAACTGTTGAGGTAGGTGCTACTGGAGGAACAGCGACAGTTATTCAATACACAATTTTAGCTATGGGATCTTTAACAAGACTTACCAAAGAAATTTGGGATGACAACATTTCTCAAGATGAAGATGGCAACCAAATTTATACAATTCTTTCTAGCGTATTGCTTGGAACTTGGAATGATGTGCCAGCAGCTTCAACATGGGCAACTTATGACGCAACTGAAACTTGGGAGGATGCAGTCAATTTAGGACTTGGCGAAATAGATCAGCCGGGTCTTTATACCATGACTGCACAATCTAATGTAACTGACACTATTTACAATGTAATCTCAGATATTGCTAATTCAGCATTTGGATATATTTATGAGGACAATCAAGGCAACATCGGTTATGCAGATGCAGACCATAGGCAGAATTATCTGTTAACTAATGGTTATGTTGAGTTAGATGCTCGCCATGCTTTAGGTCAAGGCTTATCTACAATTATGCGTTCAGCAGATGTTCGAAATGATATTTTTATTAATTATGGCAATAATTACAATTCACAAGTAACCGCTATCGATGCAGCTTCAATTGCCCTATATGGCTATAAGTCTGAAAGCATTAATTCTAGGGTTCAAGGTGCTGTCGATGCTCAGGCTATTGCCGACCGATACATAGATCAAAGAGCTTATCCAATCCCAGCATTCCAATCGATCACATTTCCAATCACTAACCCTGAAATAAATAACGCAGATCGGGATGATCTACTAGCTGTATTTATGGGAATGCCAGTTCATATTCAAAACCTACCAACCCAAATATCCGGTGGAGATTTTGAAGGTTATGTTGAGGGCTGGTCATGGAGCACTCGGTTCAACGAACTGTTTCTGACAATCAATGTTTCCCCAGTTGCATTTAGCCAAGTGGCGATGCGTTGGAATACAACCCCAGCCACAGAAGCTTGGAACACTTTAAGCCCAACTTTAACTTGGGAATACGCTACAATAATCTCATAGGAATAGGATAAAATGGCAACCACTACCAATTATAGCTGGACTACCCCAGACGATACCGCGCTGGTCAAAGATGGCGCACTTGCAATTCGCACACTTGGTTCATCTGTTGATACAACTGTTAAAAATTTAAATCCTGAAACTACGACTGGAGCAATTTCCTATCGTGGAGCAACCGCTAATCAAAAAACTGCATTACCAATTGGAACTGCTGGTCAAGTATTAACAGTCAATTCTGGTGCGACTGCTCCTGAATGGCAGACTATTTCAGCAGGCGGTCAAACTCTTATTAGCACCACTACATTATCTGCTGCCACTTCAATTTCACTGACTTCAATTCCAACCACTTATAAACATTTACGCATTTTGTTTATCGATTGTTTTCAAAGTGCAAGCGATGTTTATTGGACTGCAAGATTAAATAATGATTCAGGAACAATTTATTATTACAATACAAGTTCTATTAAAACTAATAATACAGCAGTAGGCAACGCACAAGATGTTGCAACAAGTATTGGCACAAGCAAGTATTTTGCTCCAATCCCAACAACTTTCACTGCAGCTGATAACGGTGGAACTAATGGTTATTTTGATGTTTATAATTACGCATCAACAACATTAAAAAGAAGTTTTGCTTATACTTTTGCAGGTTACTCTATTGCCGACAATGTTTATGCAAATGGATATGCTCAAGGACACTATCACACAACAGGAACAGCAATTACTCGAATTGATTTTATAAGATCAAGCACTCAAACAATTACAGGCACATTACAGTTATGGGGTATTTCATAATGACAACTAAAATGGTCGAAGTAAATTGCACAACCAATGAGGTTATAGAACGTGAAATGACCAAACTTGAATTAGACGCTGAGAAAAAATTGCAAAAAGAATTATCTGATAAAAATGCAATTGCTGAGCAAATTGAACTGGACAAACAATTACAACGCCAAACAATAGCAGAGCGTTTAGGTTTAACTGCTGATGAAGCAAAATTACTCCTAGGAGGTAACTAAGTGGCAACTGGAAGAATAGGCGTAACACCAACCCTTGGGGTTCGCTGGTCTAAAGCACCAACAGGTGGTACCACATCCCTGAGCGGGTTAGATGATAACTCCGTATCACTGGTTTATTCAGTTGGATATGAGCAGGTATACCGTAACGGTGTATTGCTATCTCGTACCAATGACTACACCGCAACAACTGGCAACTCAATTACTTTAATTGATGCCACCATAACCGGTGACATTATTGAGGTATTTGCTAATGAGCTAGTACCACTAACTGATGCTATTAGTAAGGGACAGTTCACCGCTAAGGGTGCATTACTCTCAGCTACTGCTGCTTCTACACCAGGAGTATTAACTGTTGGATCTAACGATCAGGTTCTTACTGCTGATAGTTCAACAGCAACAGGATTAAAGTGGGCTACTGCTGGCGGTATAGACCCATTTTTAACTCCTGAAGTTGCTGGATATTATGTAAAAAGAGCACAAACTGGAACTGCTGACAACAACACTATCATTCCAATTACTACCACTTTTTATTTTCCTGTTTTCTTGCCTACTGCATCATATGACAGAATTTCTATGAGGAGTGGGGCTTTTGTTGGAACTGCAACAGTTAGAATGGGTTTGTATAACGCCAGTTCAACAACAGGATTACCGACAACAGTAGTTTTTGATGCTGGCACAGTATCTCCCAGCGTAATAAATACAAATTATGAAATAACCATAAGTCAATCTTTAACTGCTGGTTATTATTATATGGCTATTAATTTGCAAGCAAAAACTGGCGATGGTGATTACATTACAGGTGGAGCACTACCAACTCCAGGATTACCTTTTTTAACAACTGCAACAAGTTTTGGCACAGGAGTAGGTTTTAATTATTTTACACAATCAGGCGTATCTGGCGCATTTGCAACAGCTGGAAGTTTGACCGCAAGCAACAGTGCATCTTGCCCAATTGTAGGAATGAGGATCGCATAATGACTAAACAAATTAAAACAGTTATTTATGGTGAAGGCGGTTTTGATGAGTCAAAGCCTGATAATAATATAGTGGAAACTGTTTATTATAGTAATGAAGAATTGGTTGAACAAGCCGAAGCCGAAGCAAAGGCAGCACAACGCCAAGCACTCTTGAGCCGTCTCGGTATCACAGAAGAAGAAGCAAGAATCCTACTAGGAGGTAACTAATGCCAATAACTAAAGCAACTGCATCATCTATAGCACCAGCAGCCAAGGGTGACCTGGTTGTAGGTAGTGCTACTAATGATGCTGCCGTTCTAACGGTAGGCGCAAACGGCACCACACTCGTAGCGGATAGTGCAGAAACTACTGGTTTGAAATGGGCTGCTCCTAGTAGTGGCGGAATGACTTTATTATCAACAACAAGTTTATCAGGCGCAAGCACTTTAATTTCATCAATTAGCACTTCTTATACAGACTTAAAAATTGTTATGTATGGATTAAACGCTTCAACTGCTGATACAGTTTATTTGTTGCCTAATGACACAAGCAACATTGTCAGTGTTTGTTATACGCTTTTTGAATCAAGTGCTGGACAATCAAACAGTGGAAATATAGCAGGTGATTTTTATTTTTATACTTCAAGCGGTTTAGCAAACACAAATAATGCTTGTTCAATAACAATTAGC